AAGGAAGGCGAAGAAACCGGCCGCATCACGATCAACTTCAAGATGAAGGCGAGCGGCGTTAGCAAGAAGACCAACAAGCCGTGGACGCGCAAGCCCACGATCTTTGACAGCAAGGGCAAAGAGATCAAAGCGCCTCCGACAATCGGCGGCGGTTCAATCCTGCGTGTTGCCTGCGAGCTGGGCGGCGGCGGTGTGCCGAGCGCCAAGAAGTTCTACCTGTCACCGAAACTGGTCGGCGTGAAGCTGATCGAGCTGGTGAGCTTCGGTAGCGTGACTGCAGCAGGCTGCGGCTTCGGTGAAGACGAAGGCGGTTATGAAGCTGACGACGCACCGGCACCGAGCACGTTCGATGGCGAAGACGAAGCCGCCGGCAACGATGAGGGTACGAGTGGCGGCAGCGGGGACTTCTAAGTTCCTGACACCGGGCATGAAGCCGGAAGCAGTGGTGGCGGGTCACATCGCCACCATCGTCATCCCACTCGAACCTCTACCCGCATCTCGCCCCCGCGTCACCAAGTGGGGCACCTACATTGCCAAGCCGTACAAGCAGTGGATCGACGCTGCACTCGACGTAATCCCCGAGGGAAACCTCTGGCTCGACAAGAACCTCCCGCTCCTCGTTGTGACCACGGCCGTCTGCACGAAGGCCCGCACGTCCAAGCTGTTCTTCCCACGTATGGATGTCGATAACACCGCGAAGGCGGCCCTCGACATCGTCACGAAAGTGGGTGGCTATTGGGCTGACGACAATCAGATTGTCCACCTGGTCACGACCAAGCGATTCGCCGCTCCAGGCGAAGCCGCCTACACCTCCCTCAGCATTTATTCGCTGTGAAGATCAAAGCCCTCGACACCATCGAGCGCATCTTCGTCACTTGTTCCATGACCGCTCCATCCGCTGACATCGGCGTACTGGAACTGGCCGGCGCTCACCGCCGTCAGGGTTACTCCGAGATCGCCGTTCACTACGTCATTCGACGGGACGGCTGGATCGAGAAAGGTCGTGACGAAAGACTCCGTGGTGCTGTAGCGCCGACCCACGCATCCAGCTCGCTACAGGTCTGTCTCATCGGTGGACTGAACGAGCACTTGGAAACGAAGGGGCAATTCACACACGAGCAGATCAATGTGTTGAGACGGCTATCTACCAACTACGGCGCTCCGCTGGTGTTTGGTCACGAACCGCCACTTCTCTCACTCAAAGACCACTTCAAGGAACCCTGATGAATCTCTCCCCTCAATCGAAGACCGTGCTCGCGCACCTCCGTGCCGAAGCGCACATCACCTCATGGCAAGCCGAAGGCGTCTATCGCATCCGACGCCTCGCCTCACGCATCGACGAGATCGTTGCGGCGGGATACGAGGTCATCAAGAACGAGGCGCGTGACGCCACTGGTCAGCGTTACATCCGCTACTCCCTGAGCGCAACGCAGAAGCGTTACGCCGGCCCCATCCATCCGCCGCGCGCGAAGTGCCTGCGTCTGACCGTCGAGCACATCGAAGAAACGATGCACGAACTCGGCTACTGCCGCTGCGCTGTGGAAAAACTCATCAACCGCCTGAAGGAATCTGCATGACCCCTACTGCAACCGCAATGCGTATCGCATTTGAGAAGGCCGCTGCTGCACCCCTCGCGAATCGAATCAACCGTCTTCTGGTCACGTCCGCGCTGCGCCGCAAGTGCGGCCTGGTGACCCGCAAGACCATGTGGTCAATCCAGCGTGGAAACCGCTGAGTCCGAGCTGGTCTCGAAAGGCTCTTGCGACGACTGCGGTTCCTCTGATGCGTGTGCCCTCTATTCCGATGGGCATACGCACTGCTTCTCCTGCGGCAAGACCCGCCAAGGCGACAGCACCCACACACCCAAACGGAGCAAGCGCATGTCCGATGAGTTTCTACACGGACAGTCCCAGGCTCTAACGAAGCGTGGGCTGTCAGAGGATACCTGTGCCAAGTTCGGCTACACAGTCGGAGAGCACCACGGGAAGCCAGTACAGATCGCCAACTACATGCGCGATGGCGAAGTTGTTGCGCAAAAAGTCCGGTACACCGGCAAAGAGTTCAACGTGCGTGGCTCACTCAAGGGCGCTGGCCTGTACGGTCAACACCTATGGAGTCCGGGCCGCAAGATCGTCGTCACTGAAGGCGAGATCGACTGCCTGAGCGTCAGCCAGGTGCAAGAGAACAAGTGGCCTGTCGTGTCCGTCCCGAACGGCGCGCAGGGTGCAAGGAAGGCAATCGCCAGCGAACTCGAATGGCTGGAGAAGTTCGAGGAAGTGGTGCTGCTGTTCGACATGGACGAAGTGGGCCAGGCCGCCGCACAGGAGTGCGCGCTGCTGTTCACACCAGGCAAGTGCAAGATCGCCCACCTCTCAATGAAAGACCCGAACGAGATGCTGCTGGCGGGCAAGGCCCGCGAGATCATCACGGCCATCTGGAACGCCAAGGTGTTTCGCCCCGATGGCATCGTGACCTTCGGGGACATCAAGGAGCGTGCGCTCGCCGCGATCACCCGTGGACTGCCGTGGTTCCTGCCGACCCTCACTGACGCCACGTATGGCCGTCGCTACGGTGAGGTCTATGCGTTCGGTGCCGGCACAGGCGTCGGTAAGACCGACCTGTTCACTCAAGAGATCGTCCATACCGCTGTGACCCTCAACGAGAAGTGCGGCCTGTTCTATCTGGAGCAGCCGCCTGTCGAGACCGGCAAGCGTGTGGCAGGCAAGCTGGCAGGCAAGCGGTTCCATGTGCCTGACGGCTCGTGGGAACAACAAGAACTGAATGACGCGTTCGAGCAGATCGAAGCCAGCGGCAACGTCTTCATGTACGACTCATTCGGCAGTACCGAATGGGCCACCGTGCTCGCGAAGATGAAGTACCTGGCCGCTGCAGAGAACGTCAAACACTTCTGGCTAGATCACCTCACGGCCCTGGCGGCTGCTGAGGAGGACGAGCGCAAGGCCCTGGAGAAGATCATGGCCGACATCGCGGCGTTCGCTCAGGCCAACAACGTCTGCTTCTACCTCATCTCACATCTGGCTACGCCCGAGGGCAAGCCACACGAGGAAGGTGGTCGCGTGATGATCCGTCACTTCAAAGGCTCCCGCGCCATCGGATTCTGGAGTCACTTCATGTTTGGCCTGGAGCGAGACCAGCAGGCGGAAGACATCGCTGTCCGTCAGCACACCACGTTCCGCATCTTGAAGGATCGCTTCACCGGCCAAGCAACGGGCAAAACCATCGGCCTCGGCTACGACGTGGAGACCGGCCGGCTGTTCGAGCAGGAGCTTGAGGAAGCCCCGATGTTCCCTGATGAACCAGGGGAAGGCAGCAACGACTTTTGATTGAGTCCGCAGTTGTCGAGCACGTTTTCTACATCCCCAAGGACGCCCCGCTACGCGCAGCCGCGTCCGCCTGTTTCCCCTACGCAACCCCACCAACGGCCACCGATGCCGCCTTGCGATTCCCGCAGGGTGGCCGACGTGTGCGCGTGACCATCACTGTCGAGGAACTGCCATGAACCTGTTTTTCAAGAACCTGATCGCTGCTGTCGTTTCCGCTGTCTTGCCGGCCACCGTCGATGCAATCACCAACCGCTTCAACAAGGACGTGTCCAAGCTGGAGAAGCTGGCACTGGATCACCGCGCCGCTGCCGAGTCGCACACCGACCTGGCCCATGACTTCCTGGACATGGCCGACGCCGCGCACGACGAAGCCGACCGCGCCGAGCGCGTTGCTGCCCGCGTCAAAGCGCTGATCGACTGAGCACTCGATGCTCATATTCGACTGCGAGACCAACGGCCTCCTCGCTGAGCTAGACACGATTCACTGCATTGCCATGCGGGACATCGTGAAGGGCATCACCTACCGGGCCAACGATCACGGATCGAAGCTGAGCATTGAGGCTGCACTGCGCATCTTGATGGAAGCCCCGGACATCTGCGGGCACAACATCATCGGCTTCGACATCCCTGCGATCCAGAAGGTCTACCCATGGTTCAAGCCAAAAGGCCGTGTGTGGGACACGCTCATCATGTCCCAACTCATGTTCACCGACTTGTTCAACGATGACGTGAAGCGGATCAGGCAGCACGAGAAGGATGCTGCAGCGGGCCGGCGGACTGCCGGCATCTACCCGAAGAAGCTCATGGGCAAGCACTCGCTCGAAGCGTGGGGCTGGCGTATGGGCGTCTGGAAGGGCGACTACTCCGACATGATGAAAGCCAAGGGCCTCGACCCTTGGGCGGAGTGGAATCAGGAGATGGACGACTACTGCGTCCAGGACATCCGCGTCACCGCCAAGCTGTACGACAGGCTGATGGCTCAGGGTTTCAGCGAGGACAGCATCCGCCTGGAACACGACATTGCCCCGATCCTTCGGCGACAAGAGGCTCACGGCTTCCTGTTCAACAAAGAGAAGGGAAAGGAGCTGGAGGCTACGCTCGTCGGCTTGCGTGCTGAGCTGGTCGAGAAGCTGCGTGCGGTGTTCCCGCCGTGGCAGGCGAAGGCCGGCATCATCATCCCGAAGCGTGCCAACAAGACGAAAGGCTACGAGGTCGGCGTCCCCTTCCAGAAGTGGAAGACCATCACCTTCAACCCTGGATCACGCGCGCATATCGCTGATCGCCTGACCGCGCTCTATGGCTGGAAGCCAATGGAGTTCACCGACGCCGGCACGGTCAAGATGGACGAGACCACGCTGGAGGGCCTGAAGTATCCCGAGGTGCCCCTGCTGATCGAGTACCTGACCGTTGAGAAACGCTTGGGCCAACTCAGTGAAGGCAAGCAGGCGTGGTTCAAGGCCGTGAAGGCGGACGGCCGTATCCACGGTCGAGTGAATCAGAACGGCGCAGTCACCGGCCGCATGACGCACTCCTCGCCCAACATGGCACAGGTGCCCTCCTCCGGTTCGCTGTATGGCCCTGAGTGCCGTGCGTTGTTCGGTGTGCCCAAGGGCAAGCTGCAAGTTGGCGCGGACGCCAGCGGCCTTGAGCTGCGGTGCCTCGCTCATTTCATGGGCCGATGGGATGGTGGCGCGTACGCGAAGGTGATCCTGGAAGGTGACGTACACACGACCAACCAGACCGCAGCCGGACTACTCACCCGCAACGAAGCCAAGACCTTCATCTACGCCTTCCTCTACGGAGCAGGTGACGCGAAGATCGGCTCGATTGTCGGCAAGGGTGCGAAGCGCGGCGCTGAGCTGAAGGCGCAATTCCTGAAAGGACTGCCTGCCCTGGACTCGCTCATCAAGGCGATCCAGCACACCGTTCGGAAACAGGGATACCTCAAGGGCCTGGATGGCCGCCGTGTGCACGTCCGCAGTGCTCACGCTGCATTGAACACTCTGCTGCAGGGTGCCGGTGCCATCGTGATGAAGAAGGCTCTCGTGTTACTTGATGAGCGTCTGCAAGAAAACGGCTTGATCCCCGGCTTTCACTACGAGTTCGTCGCCAACGTGCATGACGAGTTCCAGTTAGAGGTCGATGAGGAACTTGCCGAGACCGTAGGTGCCGCCGCTACCGATGCGATCTTCCGCGCCGGTCAGCATTACGGCTTTCGTTGTCCGCTGGCTGGTGAGTTCAAAGTCGGCAACAACTGGCACGACTGTCACTGAGGCAGAGCGCCACTCCGGCAAGCCGTCTACTTGCACTGACGAAGCACCGGGCGAAGAAGCGGGGTATCCCTTTCAATCTCACGGTTGAAGACGTGGTGATCCCCGACTTCTGCCCGGTGCTGGGCTTACCGCTCTACCGCAACACCGGAGGACTGGCCCAAGGCCCGAACTCCCCATCCCTCGACCGCAACGACCCACCCCTTGGTTACACAAAGGGGAACGTCACGGTCATCTCGTCCAAAGCCAACGCCATCAAAAGCAATGCAACTCCCGAGGAGCTGCTGCGCGTGGCCGCCTATTACCAGGAGCACAGGTGAACAAGCTGATTCAGTTCGTCCTCGCCGGGATCGTCGAGACCGTCACACAGAAGCGGCTGCACAGGAGCCGCGAGCGAGCCGCGCGCCACAACTTGCAGCTCGCGAAGTACGCCGCTGCGATCCGTAAGACACAGACTAAGGAATCCTGATGCCCCCAAAGAACACCACGAAAGCTGAGCTGCAGCGTCAGCTCGAAGCGATGAGCCACGCCGTAAGCAACATGAAGGAAGCGCAAGTTCTGAAGGTCGGCGCGGAGTCCGTCATTGACCACATGAGCATGGTGAACTCACGCCTGGAGATGGATCGCCTCGATCACATCCGCGAGGCCACACGTCGTCGCTTCGCGCACGAGCTGGCCGACGCGCTGCTTCGGTCAGGCATGGTCAAGATGACCGAGTTCCTGGATGAAGACCCGCGCCGCTTCTGCCGCGTGCTCCGCATCGAAGGGTCGCTGTCGGTTTGCTGACCCTCCTCATCGACGCTGACGTTCTCCGCTACCAACTGTCGTTCAAGAACACCAAGACAGTGAAGTGGGAAGACGAGGACGACGGCGCTGAGGTAGTAGTCGCAGAGGTCACCAACCCCGAGAAGGCGAAGGCCGACCTGGACGACTATATCGAGGAGCTGCTGGAGAAGTTCGGAACACGCGAGTTCCTCCTGCCCCTCTCGGTGTCCACCAACTTCCGCAAGGGAATCTTGCCGACCTACAAGGGCAACCGCACGAAGCCGAAGCCAGCCCTGTGGAACGCCGTGGATGGCTTCCTACACGAGCTGTACCCCGAGAAGATCATCACCCGCGAATATCTCGAAGGCGATGACATCCTGGGTCTGCTGGCAACCATGCCGAAACCCCGACTGGCACCCGGCAAACGAATCATCGTGTCCATCGACAAGGACATGCAGACGATCCCAGGCCGCCTGTTCAACCCCGGCAAGCCTGACATCGGCACCCGTACGATCAGCGAGCACGAAGCCAATCTGTTCTGGATGAAGCAAGTGCTCACCGGGGACACCGTAGACAACTACAAGGGCTGTCCCGGCATCGGCCCCAAGAAAGCTGACGAGTTCCTTATGCCCGTCCATGAGGCCCTGCTGGGTCTGACGGTAGAGGAGCACCTGGCCGCCCTGTGGGTGACCGTCACGATGGTCTATGAGTCCAAGGGCTTTACCGCCGAGGACGCACTGATCCAGGCCCGTTGCGCACGAATCCTGCGAGACGGCGATTACAACTTCAAGACCGAGGAGGTGAAACTTTGGACACCACAGTAAAGACGGGAGTCAAGCATGATGCCGGCAAGGCACCGCTCAGTTTGATCCCTGCTGATGCCTTAACCGAGATCGCTAACGTCTTCGGTTTCGGCGCTCAGAAGTACGCCGCATTCAACTGGACAGGCGGATTCGACCATCGGCGTTTGTACGACGCGATGCTGCGCCATACGTTTGCCTCACTGGCCGGCGAAAACGTCGATTCCGAGAGCGGCCGTGATCATCTGGCACACGCTGGCTGCTGTATTTTGATGCTGCTATCACACCGCTTGCGCGGCCTCGGAACAGACGACCGTGGCCCCAACGAAAAGACGAATGGACTCACTCATCAAGCGGTCGAGCGTTAACGTGTTCATTCAGCGCATTCGAATATTCGGACGACGCCTGCTTGATGGCATTGCGCACGTCTAATTCCAACACATTTTTGATGTTCGCCAGGTCCAGCCCCACGTTGTCTCTGTCCCAGCTGTATCTCAGGTTGGCGGTCAGCTTTTTAGTTCGATTCCACGCCGTTATCACTATTTGATCGGGCGTCACCGTGAAAACGAAATGATAATCAGAAAAGGCCTTCCGGCTATTTACATAGCTCGTGAGGTCGGCTTGGACGAACTGTTCTGCCACTAGGAGAACGCGGTTGGGCGTCAACTCAGGAGCCACGAAGGCGGTAGAACTAGTTCGCGACGAACGCTCAGTTACTACTCGCATTTCCGTTCTAAGGGCTGCAAGTTCTGCGAATAACATCGCCTGCATTTCTCCTGAACTGTCGTTCTGCTTGCCGAGCGTACGCATTAGGCCGGCGCGAACTATGGGATTTGAAGCTCCGGTATGCGTACCCGATGCAGAAATGGCGGCAGAAAGATCATCGCGCCACGCTTGGAGACCCATAACGGACGCGTCGTAAAAGATCGTATTGATGCCACCGATGTCAAACGGAAGTGCTTCACCGTTCTCTATCATTTGCACCAGCGGTTTGTCGGTTGCATGTCGAACAGCCACCTCATACATGACGTTGGGGTTGTGGCCATGCAGGTCAACAATGACCAAATCAGCATCAATAATTTTATTTACGATGCCTTCGGTGACCATGCCGGGCGCTTTGTCTTCGTCGGCGCGCTCAACGACGTAGCCGAGCTTCTCGGCAACTGGACGAATCACCTCTCTGAGGAATCCATCGGAACGCCGCCGGGCTTCGGAATTGATACTTCCTATCGGACTGACAACGAAACACTTTTTCGCGGGTGCAACTGTGTCGTCCTTCATCTTTCCCCCTAATGACTCCCCTTCTCGATCGTCAGTCTACTTGAATATCCATAGCCTCCGAAAAGAGCGCGCGCGGGTAAAACAACCAGCATAGGAGGAAACAACCGTTTCCCATCAAGGGTTCCGGTGGTTCTTGAAGATCCCGTTCACGAATCACGGAGCCCCCTATGTCCGAGAACATCCCCCTTCACGCCTACGACCTGATCGACGAGCTGGATAAGCGATACCCCGAGGTCATCTACGACCCAAAAGGGGATCACAACGAGTTCCTTCTGAGATCAGGTGAACGTCGGCTGGTGTTGTCCCTCCTGCGAAAGCGTCAGCTCGAACAAGAGGAGCAGCACTGAACCATGTGTACCAGTAAACCCAAGGCCCCCAAGCCCACCGAAGCGGAGAAGCCGGCCATCCTGCTGACCGCCCGTGATGGCCTGGGGGATCAGGAGAGTGCAACGACGGGTCGAAAGAATCTCCGCATCGACCTGAATAAGTCCACCTCCACCGCTTATGGAAGCAGTCTCGTTATCCCTACTTGAGCACGTCCGCACCGCAGACCGTCTCAGCAGAAGGCCGTTACTCTCAGCTCAAGTCTGATCGAAACAACGCCGAGTCCCGCGCAAAGCAATGCGCCACTCTCACACTGCCGACGCTTTACAAGGAAGTCTCGAAGGGCAAATCGAGTTCTTCCCGCACCACCCCGTACCAAGGCACCGGCGCGCGATGCGTTAACTCGCTGTCCGCCCGTCTGCTGTTGGCGCTGTTCCCTGCGAACGCCAACTTCTTCAAGTTATCTCCCGATGGCATGGACGCTAACCAGCTCGCAGAGCAGGCCGGCATCCAGCAGGGGGAGCTAGAGATGGGTCTCGCTGAGATCGAGCGTACCGTCATCAACGACATCGAAACGTCCGGCATGCGCGGACGCTTAGGCCTTGGCCTGAAACATCTCGTGACGACCGGCAACGTACTGATGTACGTGCCCGACGAAGGCAACGCCAAGATGTACCCGCTGACCCGTTACGTCGTTGACCGCGACGGTATGGGTTCCGTCCTTGAAATCATCACCCTCGACAGCATCGCTCCGTCCACCTTGGGCAATGAGCTGAAAGCCTCGCTGGGTCTCGATGAGAAGAAGGGCGGCAAGAACGATTCCGGCCCCGAGCAAGACGTTGAACTCTATACCCGCATCTACCGTGACGGTGAGCTGTGGCAGGTGTACCAGGAAGTGAACGGCAACATCGTTGCTGGCTCCCAAGGCACCTACCCCATCGACGCCTGCCCCTGGATTCCCCTGCGGATTCCCGAGGAAGACGGTGAGGACTACGGCGCGGGTCTGATCTACGACTACTACGGCGACTTCGATGCACTGGAGAAACTGAGCAAGGCCATTCTCAAGGGAGCAGCAGCCGCCGCCAAGGTGCTGTGGGCACTCGATGAGAACGCCTCGATCCGCCCGAAGACCATCACTGAAGCCGAGTCTGGCGACGTGTTGCGCTTCAAGGCAGAACAGCTCAAGGCCGTATCGCAAGAGAAGTACGCCGATTTCAACTTCGTCGGTCAGCACATCGACAAACTGATTGCACGTCTGGAAATGGCGTTCGGTGTTCGCACCTCGATCCAGCGTCAGGGCGAGCGTGTCACTGCAGAGGAAATCCGTTACCTGGCTCAAGAGCTGGAGGATGTCCTCGGGGGCATCTACTCGATCCTCGCTGAAGACCTACTGCTTCCGTTGGTTCGTCGAATCATGTATCGCCTCACGCGCACCCGCCGTCTTCCTGATCTGCCTCCTGGACTCATCAAGCCCCGCATCGTTGTCGGCGTCGCCGCCCTCGGTCGTGGTCAGGACATGCGCAAGATCATGGAATGGGCACAGGCAGCACAGCAGGTGCTCACGCCGCAGGTGTTCTCGTCTCGTGTCGATGCTGGCGAGTTAATGGCCCGTATGGGTGCAGCCTCCGATCTGACCATGAAGGGACTCATCAAGTCCGACGAGCAGATGGCGCAGGAACAGCAGGACGCCACCGCACACCAGGCAGCCATCCGCGCAGCCCCAACCATCGCAGGTGCCGCTATGGCACCACAAGGAGTTCCCAGTGGCGAAAGCTAACCCCGTGACCGACACGCCGGCTGATCCGGCAACAACCCCAACAGAAACCGTCACGGCTCCGGTCGTGACAGAAACAACCTCTGTGGTCACCCCGAAGGCGAAGACCGCCCCGGCCGATCCCCTTGAGAAGTTCAAGACCGTCGTGGACGGCCTGAGCATCTACAACTTCACCGAGACTGCCCTGTGACCGAAAAGACCGAGATCGTCCTCAACGTCGAACCTCCAGTGGAAACCGACCCGACATCCGAGGTCACCTATGGTGGCTTCAAGACTGTTGAAGAGCTGGTAACCGCTCATGCCGAGCTGACTGCTAAGCAGACCACGCCCACCAAGACCGCCGAGGAAATCGCGGCTGACGAAGCTGCTGCACTGGCGGTCGAGGAAGGCGACAAGCCGGCTCTGGAAATCCCTGCGGGGGACGACGAGGCTCAGAAGGTTGTCGAGGGTGCCGGCCTGGATTGGGACGCTCTCAATGCGGAGTACGCGAAGGACGGGAAGCTATCCGAAGAAACCTACGCGAACCTGGCGAAGTCCAGCATCCCGCGTGACGCCGTTGATACCTACATCCAGGGCAAGCAGGCACAGGCCGATGCATACGACTCGGCCGTGTATGGCACCGCTGGCGGCCAGGAAGCTTACGGCTCCCTCGTGTCGTGGGCGAAGTCCGCCCTGTCCGATTCCGAGAAGGTTGCCTTCAACGACGCCGTGACCTCCGGCGATGCTGCCCGCGCGAAGATGGCCGTGGAAGCGTTGACTGCCCGCCACGCCAAGACGCACGGCACACCGCCGCAAAACCTGCTGAATGGAAAAAAGGCCGCTACCGGCGTTGAACCTTTCAAGTCGCAGGCAGAAGTAACCGCCGCAATGAACTCGCGTGCATACAAGACCGACCCGGCGTTCCGCGCAACGGTTGTGGAGCGGCTGGCCCTCTCCGAGTTCTAAGTTCTAAAGAGAAACCCCGCGTTGTGCTTCGGCCCCTGCGGGGTCACCCCTCTCTCTCAACCCATCCAAAAGGAAAATACACAAGAACAAAATGGCAAACGCTACTCCGAACCGCCTTGGTCAGATTCAGGGCGCTGGTGATGCACAGGCACTATTCCTCAAGCAGTACGGTGGAGAAGTGCTGGCTTCGTTCGTCGCCGAGTACGTCATGGCCGGTCATGTGACCGAGCGAAACATCATGCACGGCAAGTCGGCTTCGTTCCCGGCTATCGGCACCATCGGCTCCGAGTACCACGTGCCGGGCACCGAGATCACGGGCCTGAACGTGCAGCACAACGAAGTGATCGTGAACCTCGATCCCATGCTGATCTCGCATGTGTTCATCCCGAACATCGACGAGGCCATGAATCACTACGATGTCCGCAGCGAGTACACCAAGCAGCAGGGCCTCGAACTGGCGAAGCAGCGTCAGCTCAACGAAATCCGTTGCGCGATTCTGGCTGCGCGTCAGACGACCGGCCCGGTCCCCGGTCAGCCGGGTGGCATGATCGTCAAGGCGGCGACGATGGCCACCGACGCAACGCTGGTCGCTGCGGCGATCCGTCAGATTCGTCAGAACTTCGACGAGAAGAACGTGCCCGATGAGGACGTAATCGCCACGCTGAAGCCGGCGATGTGGTACTTGCTGACGCAGGTGAAAGACCTGGTGGACCGTGACTACAACCCTGACGCCGGCTCTTCGCTGTCGCAGGCGGTCATCAACTCCATCGCGCGCATCAAACTGCTGAAGACCAACCACTTCCCGAACCAGGACGACACGGCGAACGCCACCGTCGTTGCCTCGCGTCGGGCGGACTACAGCAAGTCGGTCTGCGCCGTGTTCCACAAGAGCGCGGTCGGTACGCTGAAGCTGATGGACTTGGCGCTGGAAAGCACCTACGACCCGCGCCGTCAGGGCACGCTGATGCTGAGCAAGTTCGCCTTGGGCCACGGCCCTCTGCGTGCTGCTGGCGCTGCTGAAATCGCCGTCGGCACCTAAGCGACGCCCCCGAACCCGTCACGTCTCTCACCAGGCGTGGCGGGTTTTTTTTGTTCCTACCGGAGACTCATGCAACTTTCCGCAACCACTGAGCTTGAGGCTGTCAATCAACTGCTGAAGGCAGTCGGTGAGAGTCCCGTCAACTCGCTAGATAACCTGGGCTTCACCGACGCATCCATTGCGCGTGACACGCTCCGCACCAAGGCACGCGAAATCCAGTCGAAGGGCTGGTACTTCAACCGTGACTACGATTTCTACTTCACCCCGGCCAGCGATGGTCAGGTCGTTCTACCGGCGAACGTTATCTCAATTCGCCCGTCCACAGCCGAGACGCGCCGTGTTACGCCGCGCGCCGGCAAGCTCTACAACAACGACGACGCCACGTATGTGTTCGCTGCAGACAGCGGCCCTATCGTCGAGGTCGTGTGGATGTTCGACTTCGAGACGCTGCCTGAAGCAGCACGTCGCTACATCACCGTCACTGCAGCCACGCAGTATCAGGCGCAATTTCAGGGTAGCGAACAGTCCTATGGGTTCACCAAGGACGATGAGAAGTTCGCGCTGATGGCATTGCTGGACGAGGAGCGCAGCTACGAGCCGCGCGGCAACATGTTCAACGATGGCACCGATGTCTCCGAGATTTTCACTCGCTGATGCCGCTGACCTCTGGAACCATCCCGTCGATGATTGGCGGGATCTCTCAGCAGGACGCTTCGGTGCGCCTGCCCACGCAGATCGCCGATGCGGTTAATTGCGATCTGAGTCCGGCGCGCGGTGCTGGCCCCCGGCCACCTGCGGAGTTCATCAACGTCCTGCGGTCCGACATCCCGGACAATGCGTTCTTCCACAGCATCGTGCGTGACAGTCGCGAGCGCTACATCGTCGCGATCTATCCTGACAACGTCCGCGTGTTCAACCACGAGACCGGCAAGGAGTACGTGGTCATCAAGGACGCTGCCTCGCTGGCGTATCTTACGACCCTCTCGGAACCCTGGCAGTCCTTCAGGGCCGTCACGGTGGACGATTACACCTTCATCGTGAACCGCGATAAGACCGTGGCGTTGTCCACGCAGAAGACCGCTGGCGTCCTGTCGGGTTCCGTACAGACCTTCCAAGATCTTCCGAAGACTGCCGCGTCCAACGCGATCTACGAGATTCGCGGCGACGGCTCCAACGCCTTCGATAACTACTTCGTGCAGTACCAGTCCTCACTGGTGTGGAAGGAAGTGAGCAAGCCCGGTGAGTTCGGTTACTTCGACGCCGCCACGATGCCTCATGGTCTCAAGCGTGTCCCTGATGGCACCAACCCGGACGGCTTCTACTTCTCCTACGGCCCCCTGGTGTACGACACACGTTACGCGGGCGACACCGCATCGAGTCCGCCCCCGTCCATCGTGGGGCAGCGCATCGGTGATGTGTTCTTCCACCGAGATCGCCTGGGTCTCATTGCGAGCGCCGGAAACATCGTCATGTCGGAGATCGGCCACTACTTCAACTTCTGGCGCACGACGGTGACCTCGCTGCTGGACAGTGATGTGATCGACGTGAACGCTCCGACTGAAGGTGTCGCGGAGATGCTTCACTGCATCTCCTACCAGAAGGCACTGATGATCTTCGCCTCTGGCAAGACCTCGTTGTTCCAGCTCACCGGCACGCCGACGTTGACACCCAAGACGGTCAAGATCGACCCGGTGACGACCTACGGCGTATCGCCCACGATCAAGCCTGTGCTGGCCGGCAGTAGCCTGTTCTTCCTCGACGACAACCAGGCGAAGGCATGGAGCACCGTGCGGGAATACTTCGTGTCCGATGACACGGTGACGCCCGAGGCGGCCGATGTGACCGCGCACGTTCCCTCGTATGTAACGGGCAACACCCGCTGCATGGCGGAGGCCGGGGACGCGGACATGCTGTTCATCGCTCAGCGCAACGCTGCAGGCGGCGAGCTGTTCGTCCATCAATACAAGTGGTCCGGCGATACCAAGCAGCAGTCCGCATGGAACCGCTGGCTCATTCAGGGCACCGGCTCAGTCCTGCATGTCCACGCTATCGGCACGATGCTCTATGTGATGACGAAGGCTCCCTCGGGAGGCGTGGAGTTACTGCGCCTTGACCTGAGTTCGTCCCCGACGTACCCGCTGATCTCTGCCGAGCACGACATCTACCTTGACCGCCGTGAGGCGGTGACTCCGGTATGGCAGCAGTTCGGTAACTACACCGACATCACTGTGCCGCTCACGTTACCGACCCTCACGGGCCTTGCTGTGCTCAAGACGACCGATTGGCCCTCACCGGGAACCACTGTCGATCTGCGCTTGGCAACGCTGGTCAATGGCGGTCAGACGATCCGCTTGCCGGGTCGCGTGGACACCGGCCGCGTCGTGGTGGGCTACCGATACAACCGACGCATCACGCTGAGTCAGCAGTTCATCCGCGATCAGAACAACGTGAGCAAGCTGATCGGCCGTCTGCAGATCAAGCGCATGACTGTCCGCTACAACGATGCGACGTACTTCAAGTGTCTCGTGACACCGAAGGGTCGCCCGCAAGCGATCGACACCATCGTGCCGCAGCTGGAGAGCACGTTCACCAACAGGACGACCGGGGACGCAGCGTTCCTCCTGAGCACCCCTACGACTCAATCGGGCACCTACACGTTCCTCGTGGCCTCGCGCTCCGATGCCGTCGATGTGTCCTTCACCAATGACTCACCGTTCCCCGCCTGGTTCCAGTCGGTGCAATGGGAAGGTCTCTACACAGCCAAGGTCCAGCAATGACAATCACCTTCCGCGAACCCACACGGGAATCGCTTGAGTACATCGCGGCTCACATGTGCGCGGAAGACTTGGACGAGCTAACTGCCTGTGGCTGGGCATCACCGCTGCAGGCTCTCATCGAATCCGTAGAGAGCAGCAGAGAAGCCTCCGTGGCCTGGTGGGATGGATTCCCCCAGGCTGCGCACGGCGTTGCCGACTTCACCCTTGATCCAACCATCGGCGTCCCCTGGATGCTCAGCACCGGCCCGCGCGGACACATTGCGCGTGCGTTCGTCAAAGTCTCCGAGAAGTTCATCGCGGACATCACCCCGATGTACTCCGCCCTATTCAACCTCGTCGATGCCCGTCACGTTCGCGCGCAGCGATGGATGATCGCGCTCGGCTTCAAGCCGTACAAAGTCCACGACTGCAACGGCTTCCCTTTTATCGAGTTCGGATTATTCCCTAGTGTGTGAACCCGTGAGCATCACGGCGGGTGTGCTCGCCGTCGTCGGCGCAGCATCCGCCGTCTACAGCGCCAACCAGCAGCAGAAGGCGCTCAATCAGCAAGCACAGCTCCAGCAAACTCAGATCGATCAGCAGGCATCCGTCCAGACCGACGACCGCTTGAAGCAAGCGCGCGAACAGCGTGCCTCTGCCCGTGCAGCTTCCGCCGAGTCCGGCGCATCCGGCAACTCCACCGACGCGATCCTCAACGACCTGATGATGCAGTCAGGACGCGACGTGTCTCGCATCGAGAAGAACCGTGAGAACGGTCAGCTCGAAAGCCAGCAGGAAGTCCGTAGCAAGACAGGCGAGATCAACGGTCAGCTCGCGGCGGGCCTCGCAGGCTCCGCGAACTCTGGAGCGAATGCCTACAGCAATTACAAGATCAAAACCGGCCACTAACCAAACCAAGGGATCAACATGCCCCGCTTTGAAGCACAACGCATCACGCCCAAGCAGGCTGTCGATTCCTCGCAATCGGCGAACATCAATCTACCTGTCCAGGCAAACCTCGAAGCCGCCAGCGGTGCCGGCAGTGCCATGTTCGTTATGGGTCGCGCCCTCAATGGCATCTCCAACGCTGTCGGCGAGTCCGGCGTGCAGGAAGGCCGCCAGAAGCTTGCGAAAGCGCAAGCCAAGAAGGAAGCCGACGACAAGCGCACAGGCGAAGCGAAAGCCGCCGAACACGATGTCACTGGCGCCGATCAAACGGCGTGGCTCGATCAAGCCAGCCAGATGGCTCGCGACAGCTACATGGAGACGGACGGCATCAATGCCGTGGACAAGTACCAGTCTTCCATTCAGGCCGATCTGGCAAAGATGGAACCCGGTTCCGACATTGACGGGTTTATCAAGGACAGCGCCGAGAAGTTTATTGAGGAGAACAAGCTCGAAGGTCGCGCGCGTGACGCGTTCCTCATGGGTCTCGCCAAGACCCAGGATGGGATCAAGCAGAGCTACCTGAAGCAGTCCATCAAAGAATCGATGAAGCGCGAGGAGGAAGGTGCATCTGCCCTCCTGGTCAACGCGATCACGAAGGGTGGCCCGGACGTCGCCACGAACTACACGAACTGGCGCGCGATCAATGCCGACAAGGGCATGACCGATGACGAGCTGGATCACATCGCTGTGGACGCCGTGAAGGCGTCCATCGCTTCCGGCGACATGGACATCGCCAAGGGCATGTCGATCCTCCAGACCTCGACCGGCAACGGCCGCCCGGTACTGGCCGACATCCCTGAGCACAAAGAAGAACTGCAGCTCGCTGCCAAGCGAGGAGAGACGATTCAGAAGGATCGTGCCGAGAAGGCCCGCTACGAACAGGAGGTTGCCGAGACGGTGCAGATCGACGCGCTGGCTGACAAGGGAATCCTGGGCAAGTCACGCGCGCTCGCATGGGGTAAGGCAAACGACAAGTCCGCCGCTGAGGTCGCTGCGAAGATCAACGCGTCCCGCGAGGCCGGCGAACGGCTCGCGAAGGAAGCCGCGAAGGCACAGGCTGAGCGCAACGCGGATCGCGCTTGGAGTAACTACGACGCCCTGGCGGCGAACGCTGCCGGCATCAAGCCGGACGACGTGGGCAAAGCCGGTGACCGTGCGTTCACTGCGGCTCTGCAGTCCGGCGATGACAAGCAGGTGCAGGCCATCCTCAACAAGTCGGCACTGTCCGGCGCACCCATCCCGGCCCTCAAGGGAATCCTGTCGGGCAGCATCGACGAGAGCGACCCCACGCGGGCCACGCGCTACGTCAAAATCTTCGAGCAGATGCAGCGCATCTCTCCCGAGTGGGCCGCCCGTCAGGTGGACGATAAGACCCTTGCACGCATCACGCAGTACCAGACGGCGAAGCTGTTGGGTGCTGATGACACGCAAGCATGGTCGAAGGTCAAAATGGGCAGCACGCTCGACGCCGAGACGATCAACCACAACGTCACTGAAGCGATGAAGCTGGTCGCCAAGGATGCCCCCAAGAACTTCGGGGACGGTGGCTGGTTCAGCTCGAACACGCCGATCAGCAACACGTCCGAGATGGAGTCCGCTTACCGCCTGTCCGTCCGTGACATGGTGCAGGCCGGCGCATCTCCCGAGGTGGCCGCACAGGCTGCGTTGACCCGAGTGAAAGCATCCTTCATCCGCGTGAACGACCGCATGGTTCGCAACTACGGAACCGGCGACGGCATGGACGACGTGACCAGCAGCGCGATGACTGAAGCAAGCAACATGTGGAAGCAGAAGCTCGTGGACAGCAACGTGGTCGGCAAAGATGACCAGGTGCTATTCGCGCCTGTTCCCGGCGATGCAAACAAGTGGCGATTGAACTACATCGCTGCTGGCGGCACGCCGCTCCCCGTGACCCATGAGGTAACCCATAAGGGCACCGATGGTGTCGAGCGGAAGACCACCGAGTTCGTCGATGTGATCCCGTCTGCCACCCGCGCCAACTACTCGGCATGGAGCAAGCAGGAACAGGACAAGAAGGTTCGCAACGAGCAGACGTTCAGGCAGCTCCAGCGCAATCCGACTGACCTCACTCCCGATAACGTCAAGAAGCTCAATGACCAGTACGCCCCGCTCCTGAAAGGCAAGCTCCAGCTCCCCGCAGGAAGCGATCCGACAACCGCCGAGTTCCAGCAGCGCCAATGGGACGCCTCCGTGGCTACCGCCCACAAGGTCACCGACTACGCCAACGATCCGGCCAATCACCTGCAGTCCTTCGCGGACTTCATCACCAGCAATCACTAACGAGGACCACCTGTGGATCAGCTACCGAGCATCTACGCTCAACCGAGGGATAACGTCCCTCTAGTTCCGTCCGCAGGTGCCACCAAGCTGGACGCAAAGGCTCGCACGGATGCGGCGCAGGCACAGAAGGTCAAGGACAACACGACGTTCCATGACCTCATCGGCGCAAAGATTGTCCAGGGGCCTATCGGATGGGCCGACCGGGCACTGCAGGAGAACGGCGTCGAGCGTGATGAGAACTTCTACGGCGACGCACTGAAGCCGGTGATCGACGACTGGCGCAAGGCCGGTCTCGAAGATCAGATGGAACTGCTGGAGCGCGCACAGTCTCCAGCGCACGCTGACCTCCTCAAAGGGTTTGCGATGCAGAACAAGATGGCTCAGGAGGACTCGGCACAGTTCGGTCTCCTGGGTAACGCAGCAGCGGGTCTACTCGATCCGTCCATGTTCGCTATCGGTGCCGCCTCCGGTGGCCTGGGTTACTCCGCAACAGCGGGGCGACTGGCGAACGCTGTGCGCTCCGGCATTGTGGCCGGCGCAACCAACGTGGGCAGTGAAGCACTGTCCTCGCAATACGACCCTTCGATTGATACAGGCCATCTCGTCACCGCGGGGGCGTTCGGGTTCCTGATGGGTGGCGCGTTCGGCTTTCGTGGCCCTGAGCTGGCCGAGCTGGCGCATGGCACCAACAAGTTCACCAAGGCCGCATCGGCCGTCGATGGTTCCAAGCCGAACACGGCGGACTCGATGGGCGCTGCACGCGTCGATGGTTTGAACGTCCCGAAGATGGACGGCCCCGCCGTGGGTACGCCTGAGTGGCAGCAGGCGAAGCTCGACGATGCAGCGCAGAACGCGCCGATCCGTGGTGCCTTCCTGAAAGTCCGCCGGGACCTTGCAGCCCGCTTCGGCAACAGTAACTCCGCGCTGGTTCGCAATGAATCCCGTGGTCTCCTGCGTGACTCCGTGGGCAACACGGATCGTAACGTTGCCACCAAGTTCACTGCGGCCGAGGAATCGGAGCTGCTGGATCACACTATTCACGGTGCCTACCGCACAGCGGTTGAACAGGAGTGGGCGAAGTATTCCGCCTCCACGGGTGTTCGCGGTGACGTGGCACGCCAGCAGTTCAACGAGTCGGTCGGCTATTACATCCGTGGCGTGGCAAAGGACATGGGGCCTGAAGTCGAGGCCACCGCTAAGCATGCTGCCGCCGCCTTCAAGACCATGACGGACGAGCTACGTGCCCGTGGCGTCCCAGGGTTCGAGAAGGAGATGACACCGGACGGCTACCTGCCCCGCGTGTTCTCTGCAAAAGGCTACACCGACCTCAATGCAACGAAGGGTCTCTCCTTCGAGAACCTGCAAGAGAACCTGGTGAAGCCCGCGATGCGCAGCGAGTGGGTGAAGAACCTGAAGCCAGGCGAGGAGCTAAACGAAGATCTCCTGCACGAAGTCAGTGGTGCATGGCTCAAACGTGGTTACGAGAAAGCGATGGGCGGCCCGAGCGATCTGCACGGCACCCTCGCTGCCGCTGACTCAGGCAGTGTGCGTGAGCTGCTGACCGAGGCCGGCGTTGACAAGGTGAAGGTGGATGCACTCGTGAGCAAGCTGGAACGCGAGGCCGCCGAGAAGGCGGTACACGCCCGCGCGAAGTCCCGCATTGATCTTGATGAATCCTTCGGTGCAACGCTGAAGGACGACCTGGGCAACGAGCACACGGTTCACCTGGCTGATCTGCTGGAGAACAACGTGGACAACCTGGTGCCCGACTTCATCCGTGAGATGTCTGGATGGGCCGCACTGAAAAAGCACGTTGACGTGGGCACGCAAGCCGAGCTGGATCGCTACAAGGCGTTCCTGCTGAAGCACAGTAAGGAGGCCGGCGATACTGACCTCTCCCGCGCGCTCGACATCACGTTGAACTCTATCCTAGGCAAGTCCACCTCGGACGCTCCGAACTCTGCATGGACTCGCGGCTCCCGCTTGATTCGTTCGCAGAACTTCATGACCACGATGGGCCAGGTGGGCTACACGATGCTGGAAAGCGTCGGCGGGACGCTCGGCGCTGTGGGTTTTCGCAACGCGATCAAGGCGGCACCTGCTGCAGCCAACATGGTCAAGCAGATGCGTATGGGCAAGTTCGATCAAGTCGAGGCTCGCTGGCTCGCTGACGTGACCGGCCTGGGCACGGACTTCGTGCGCAACCAGCCGTACCTGCGTCTCGATGCAGTCGGTGAGTCGGTGTGGAATAACGACAAGGCTGTCGGCCGTGCGCTCAACAAGCTCGACCGGGGGATGCAGTACGGCCAGCGTGCCATGAGTGTTGTCTCGGGCATCGCTCCGATGCAGCAGTTCCTTCAGGGCTTCGCAGGTGTCGGTATCGCCAGCCGCCTGGTGCAGATGGCCAACAAGGAAGGCGTCCCCGCGAGCATGGTTCGCCGGCTCCGCGCTGGCGGTCTTGATGCCAAGGATCAAGCGACGATCTTCGCCAAGCTCAAGGGCATGAACAGCGTCCATGACATCTCGAAGAACTGGAGCACCTGGACTCCCGATGAGAAGCGCCTGCTGGCGTTGTTCGTTCAGCGCAATGCGAAGCGAACGCTCGGCGAAGGCGGCGTGGGAGATACGGTGCAGCTCATGCACTCGGCCACCGGCCGAATCTTCACGCAGTTCCGCACGTTCATGACCAACTCCTACGCGGCGGTACTGCTGCACGGCTTGCACATGCGTGACTGGCAAACGGCGCAGATGTGGATGGGTTCGACGCTGTTCGCCGGTATCGGCATGGCAGCTCGCAACTACATCAACACCATCGGCGACACGACCGACAAGCGGGAGAAGTTGATGACATGGGATTCGCTTGCCAAGCAGGCGTTCCAGCAGTCGAGCTATTCGTCGGTGATCCCGTTTATGACGGACACCATCGCGCACGACTTGGGCGTCAAGAAAGCCCTCGGTGGTGATGACACCCCTGTGTTCGCCTACGGGCGCTCCACGGGTCTCGACAGTGGCGTCCAAGGCATCCCCACCCTGGCGACCGGACGTGCTCTATGGGGTCTCCCAAGGCTCGCTGTGACGGCTCTCGATCCCCATGCGAACGTCACGCAGAAGCAAGCCAAAGATGCGATGTCGCTGCTGTGGTTTCAGAACGTCACTGGCGTTCGCAATGGTCTCTCATGGATGGCTAACCAGCTCCCGAAAGACGATCCTCAATAACCCTCTGGAGATACATGACGCCTCTCGCTCGTGGCTACTCCTTCGTCATGTATCTGGCGGAGGATGCAGCCGCGTACACCATCCCCTTCCCCTCCCTACACAACGAAGACATCCGTGTGTTCGCAGGGGATGTGGGTGATGCTGTGGAACAGTCCTTTACCTGGGCTGGCCCTACCCAAATTCTATTGGCCGCCCCGGTGCCTCACGGCATCCTGGTGACCATCCGCAGGTTCACGCCGCGCGACCGCACACTCATTGAGGTGCAAGCCGGCACTCAGCTTCCTGCTGAGGACTTGAACACCAACGCAAAGCAACTCCTCTACATCCTGCAAGAGCAGATCGACTTCGGCGCCTATGGCGGAAGCGGTCTCCCTGGTGGCGGCTCCGGCTGGACTGGTCAAGACGGTGGTCCGCCCTCGCTGGCTATCCAGCAGATCATCGACGCACTGATGGCATCGCCCGTCATGGGCATCCTGACGACCCGCTTGGATGACATCGACAACACCGCCGAGACGCTGCTGGAAGAACTCCTGCGCAGCGACCAGACCTTCGATGAGCGCCGCAAGACGGAAGGCCGACTTGCACTGGCTGAAAGCACGCTCACGACCATTGAAGACAACTCGCAGTCTGTGGCGACGCAGATCACTGAGCTATTCGCCAAGTTCGACGACAGCGCCGCACAGTTCATCCAGGTCAACAAGGCCATCGCCACGGAGACCGAGGCGCGCGTAACGTCCGCCACGCAGCTCAGCGCGGCCATCAAAGATAGCCTTGCGCAGATCACGATTGTCCAACAAGCCGTCGCTACAGAAACCGAAGCACGCGCGCAGGCCATCACGAAGGTCGCATCGGACTTCGCTGCGGGCGACAAGGCGATCACGCAGACCCTGCAGACCACCTACGCGACCAAGGATTACGCGCAGGCCATCGCGACCACTCAGGTCGAAGCGTTCTCGAAGGGAACCTTTGCAAACCTCCAGCAACGGTTCGAGGCTCTGGTCGTGGGCGGCGCTGATCCCAGCGCAAACCCCGAGTGGCAGGCGAACTACACCGTGCGGATCAATGGCGGGAAGATCGATGGCGTGCCTGTCATCGCCGGCATCGGCCTCGGTGTGGATAGCAAGACCGGCAGCAGCTTTATCGTTATGGCTGATCGCTTCGGCTTCGTCTCCCCGACCTACACCAGCACGGGTGGTGTCCAGCAGATGAAGTACCCGTTCGTGATCGGCACGGTCGGCGGCGTGAGCACCGTGGGCATCCAAGGGCAGCTCATGGTCGATGGCTCGATCACTGCGGACAAGATCAGGACAAACACGCTGTCAGCCATCTCGGCCAATATGGGCGAAGTGAATGGCGGCACGTTCCGCACGTTCCAGCTCGACGGTAACGGGGCCATCATCAACCCGCAGGAGTTTCGCTGCGAGCTGACGAACAACCCTGGCGATACCTATCCCATGTGGATCGGCGGAGGGGTTAAGAACTACAACAACGCCGTCTTCTGTGTGGATCGAGCAGGCAATGCCAAGTTCGCCGGCAAGATCACGGCGCAGAACATGATCGGCACACTGCAGTCCAACGCAAACCAAGTGTGGACGGGCGACCTTATTGCTTCGAACAACGGTGTCGGCCCGATCATCACGCTGCCCGCACCGGTCCTGCTGGGTGAAGTACATCTGCCACTGATCCACGTCGAAACGAAGATCAACAACCCGTCCGGCAGCGGAGCGACAGGGGGCATCTACCTGGAGCGGCTATCAGGTAGTACGTGGGTCACCGTCAAAGTACACAACCACTACATCAATGGTGGCGCGACCGACTTCGATTCCATGCTGGCCTTCGACGCCCCCGTGTCGGGATCGGTGCAGTACCGCGTCCGCGTCGGCCCTGACCCCTACACGCAGAACAACTCCGGCAACTTCCATGGAACTGCCATCACCATCTATGCCATCGGCATGAGGTAAAGATCACTACCAACAATGAACCCGGCTATGTGTCGAACTCGACATTAGCCGCTCGCATCTCCGCGCTCATCGACAAGTGGAACGGCTACAAGAACGCGCTACGTGATCTTCTGACCAAGAAAGATGGCACGGTGGATATGGAGGACGGCACGGGTGCCATCGTGACCCTACCTACCTTCCCGGCTCTGCAGAAGTCCGTGAACATCCTGACGGACTCTTTGAACGGCGCAGTGTCTCAAGCACAAGCCATCAACGCTCAGACCGTGATCTACATGAACGCTGCGGATGTCTCGGCGAAAGCATCGGACACCGCACGGGCCGCTGCTGTTGTCGCGAAGGACGCCTCGGCGGCATCTGCCTCGGCATCGGCCGGCTCCGCCGCCAGCTCCGCCGCTCAGGTTCCTCTTGCCGCTGCGCAGGTGAAGCTCGCAACCGATCAGGTAACCCTCGCTAATACCGAGGTCACGAAGGCCACCACGCAGGCTACGAATGCTGCAGATAGTGCAACGGCTGCGGCCAGCAGCGCGACCATAGCAGGCACCAAGGCAGACACCGCGACGACTCAGGCGGGTATCGCAACGAACCAAGCTACTGCCGCATCGTCCAGTGCTTCGGCTGCAAATACCTCGCAGACTCTCGCGCTCAACTACGCGAACGCTGCGGTAAACGTCGAGGTCACACCGGGGAACTACTCGGCTCGTCATTGGGCTGAGCAGGCCCGCTTGAACGTGCTGGGTTCCCTGGTGTTCAAGGGCCGCTTCGATGCCAGCAAGGGCGCGCTACCTGCCGCTCCGAACCTCGGTGACTTCTACCTCGTCAGCGTGGCCGGCACGATCAGCTCGGTGAAGTACGGCGTAGGTGACATGTTGTTCTACGACGGCACCTCCTGGGACCGTATTGATAACCAGACGGTCGTGCAAAGTGTTGCTGGCCGAACGGGCAACGTGGTCGTCGGCATCTCCGATCTAGCTGGCTTACAGGGGGCGCTCGATGCCAAGCAGAATCTTTTGGGCTTCACTCCTGTCCAGCAAGGTGGCGGTATCGGTCAGAGCACGAACAAGGTCTACATCGGCTGGGGAGGTTCGAAGCTCAAGGTCACTATCGACGCGACCGACATGGGCAACGTCGCGTTAGAAAGCTGGGTTAATCAGACGACGATCCTGCGCGGCGCGACAAACAGCACGGCCGGAACGATTTTCTCATCCGGTGCGCCTCCACCCATCTCAGCCATCGACGGCTCAGGTAACAACCGCAATACCGCGCTTCAGATCAGCAATGCTTCTAACACCAGCGCATCTGCCACGATGTCCTTCATCCGTGAGGGTCAATGCGGTGCCCACTTCGGTCTCGATACGGACAACGTGTTTCGGATCGGTGGCTGGTCGTTCGGCGCTTCTTACCGCGTGATTCACGAGGGCGTTTCGAACTGGGTGTGTCCCGGTAACTTCACCACCTCCGGTACCGCTGGCGCCTTTATCTCAGGCAACGGCAGCGGTATACAGATGAACGGCACTTGGTATCAGTCGGGCACCATCAACTTCCTGTGGGCTAACAGCGCCGGTTGGTCGCGTATGCCGCGCACGTTCGTGCAGAGCAACGACCCAGGTGCAGGAGCCGGCGAAGGTGACCTGTGGATTTGGTGACCCATGACATTCGCTCGTAGGTCCGGTGGCGGATGGGCAGCTCCCTCCACTGTTAAACGGATGTCTGGTGGGGCATGGGCGGATGTGCAGAACATCTATCGCCGCACTGGCGGTACGTGGGTTCTCGCATGGAAGAAGTACACGCCCGTCTCCGGAACGATTACTCCGGGACAGGCGAACGGTTCCCTTACGAGCGCATCGGGTGCCTCTGGTGTCCCGGTGTCCAACACGGTCACCGCGCAGGGTGCCAACGGCAACGGAAGCTACACGTACAACTGGCGGATTGGCAGCGTGAGTGATGGTGGAGCAC